TTTAGCCTTCAGGGCTTCAACCTCCACGCCTTCACCCGCCTTCAGTTCAGCGAGCTCGTTGCGCAGCGTCTCGTTTTCCACTGCGAGATCATCGCGTGCACCAGCCAGCTCAGCCATCTGAAGGCGGATACCGTCGAGTGCCTGAAACAGACGGATTGCGAGCTCGCCGGCTTCCGGCTTTTCAATCTCGCCAGCGTCAAGCCCATCAATGACAGCGCGGACCGTATCGCTTTCGGCGCGTAGCTTGCCGATCAGCTCTTCCAGTTCGGCCTGGTTATTACCAGCACCCGCAACCAGCACAAGGCGTTGCTCGACTTCCTTCAGCGTCACTTCAACGCCGACATTCTCGTAGGCATCAACCACGTTTGGCCAGTCGCCAACCACAACAACACCGGTGACGCCCGCTTCTGGTCGCTCGAAGTGCTCTGGGTTGCGATAGCGCTTTTCCGGATCAAAGCCGGAGCTTTGAGTGGAATAGATGAGTTCCATGAATATCTCCAGGGCGACCATTGCAGGCCGCCCGCGATGAGTGAGCCGATTAAGGTGCGGACAGATCGATCAGGACACCGGCCGTGACCTTGTCGCTGGTCGCGTACTTGGACCAGTTGGCACCGGCACCAATAGCTGCCAGGTTGGGGTTGATACCGCCAGTCGAGTCTTTCCAGCTGTAGCCGAGCAGGTCCATGTTGAAGGTGCCTTCGGCGCGGAACCCCATCGCCAGGTTTTCCTGGTTGTCGATGTTGTAGGACCGGAAGCCCGGGGCCTGAGACTCGGTGATCTTCACTGCACCGGCCTGCAACCCAAAAATGGTCTCGGCCGGGATGGTGTCGGACACCAAAACCGGTTTGCCCATCGTGCCCGGCTGGCCGCCGTAGATGACCACGCCCGCTTCTTCGTAGACCTTCTCGGTGATCGCCTGGTCGACCATGTCGAAGTAGGTCGCCGAGTCCATGGTCCACAGTGCGATGCGGCCGAAGCGATCACCGAACTTGCGCATACCCTTAGTCAGCGCCTTTTTGCCGTCGGTGGCGAAGCTGGCTGCGGCGACCATGTTGGCGTTCGCGCCGATGGAAGCCTTCAGGGCGGCCATGGCGTATTGGATGTAGCCCTCGAGTACCGCGTCGGCATAGTCCTGGCCGACCAGCTCGGAAAACTCTTCCGGCGAGCGCGCACGGCGTTTGAACGCCTCTTCGGTGGTTTCGTAAGGACCGTATTTGAACGGCACCTTCACGCCGACCATCTCGCCGGAACCGATCTTCTGGCCGGCAATGGTGGCAACCGAGTTCACATCACGGTGAGCGATCGAGCCGCCGAGTTTGTAGAAAGCACGCTTGCGCAGGTCGCCCTCGATCAGCTCGTTGTCTAGGATGATGGCGCCATTGGACGAGCCGTTGAAGATGTCCATTACGTCCTGGATGCGCTCCAGGTAAGCGGTTTGGGCAAGATCGTTATAAACGATCATGTCCGAGTTGACGGTAGTCGCCATGGGTTACTCCATTATTTAGGCAATTTCAGGTACGCGTCCTGGCCGTTGGCAGTGATGAACTCACGCTTAGCCACGGACGTCATTTCAGAGCGTTTCAAAGCGGCCCCACCGCCATTTCCAGCACCCCCGGCCCCGCCGCCAGATGCTTTGCTACCCGCAATCAACGGCGCGAACGCTGTGTTGTTTGCAAATTCTGCTTTCAGCTCGTCCAGCGTGGATGCGGAGAGCTTGCCCTGCTTGTCGAGTACGACAACCACAGGCTTCCCGTCGCGCTGTTCGACACTCAGGCGGCGCTCGATGTGAGGCAACAGGGCTTCTGCGCTGCCCGGGATTGCCAGCGCAGACGCGATATCAGTAGCGGTACGGCCGACGGTCAGATCCCGGATCTGAGTGCTCAGCGTTCCACGCTCCTGTTCCAGCATGCCGTTCAGCTCAGCTTCGCGGCGGGTGTACTTTTCGGACCAGGACTTTTCGAGCTCTTCAACGTTGCCGGACTTGCGGGCAGCTTCTTCGCGCTCCAGTCGAGCCTGATCCTCGGCATCTTTGCGGGCCTTCTCGGCAGCTTTCTTCTCGCCGAGCAGTTCTTCAACCTTGGACTTCAGGCCCGAAACGTCTTCGTGTTGTGGCAGGCCTTCAATGCCGAGTACGAACTTGCCGTCCTTCTCGGTGTAAAGAGCGCGCACGGTGTCATCTACCCCTTCCAGGGTATCCAGTTGGAATTTCAGCATTTGTTGTCTCCCTGAGACGTAGGTGCAGGCCCTGCCTGCAAGGGGGTATGTTTTGTTTGCGGGAAGGCGTGCGCATTGCGATTGGATTGATAGACTCAATCCAATCAGTCACTCGGAGTGCCGCACTTGGAACTCATATTGTTCGCCGGTATGTTCGCCGTTGCGTGGGCTGTCTACTTCTTGCCCGCGTTTGTCGGTACATGGCGAGAACATCGCCAAGCAACAGCAATCTCGTGGCTTAACCTATTGCTGGGATGGACATTTGTAGGATGGGTGGCTGCTCTGGTCTGGGCTTTAACTGCGGAGGACTATCCTCGTGATCCCCAGAAACCACTTAGTACCGCAGAAGAGCTGAGCAAACTCGTAACTCTTCTGGAAAAGGGGCACATCACAGCTGAAGAGTTCAGCGAACAAAAGAAACGGATCCTTGATAGCTAGACCCCTGCCCTCTCGAACGCCAGCGGTTCAAGAGCGCGCATCTGCACAAGAGTCAGCGGTTTGAAATTGCGATCAAGCTGCAGTTCGGAGAATCGCTCGACGCTAAGGCCACCTTCGCGGAACAGCTTGGCGCGGACCGGGCCGATGGCCTTGTCCTGAAACGCCGCTGGCTGCTGCTTGAGCCAGTCGTAATAGCTGAGGTCTGCCCTGACCTGCTGAGCCCCGCCGTCACCGATGGATGCCCGAGTGGCGTCCTTGGCGAACAGCGCGCTGAAGCGGGTTACCGCCACTACCGTCGAGCGGCAGTTGATGTGGATCGGCGGCCGTGGCCCCTCGGTCAGTTTGAAGCGCTGCTTGTCGAGAGAGCGACACTGGCTGGTCGTCTTCGTGTCCAGGGTGCTGACCCACTCCACCGCCTGCACGACATCGGCGTTTTCCTTCAGTGTCTCCATGCGCGCTTGGGTGGCGACGTGCTGCACCGCCGTTCGAACCACGGCGCCGGCGTTCCGGTTGGTCGTGGCTAGGATGCCGTCGTTGTACTGGAGCGCCTTGGTCCCGCGAATATTCTTGATGATCTGGAAGTTCGTCTGGCCTTCGAAGAAGCCCTGCCGGATCGCGCCAGTGAGACGTAGTCGCTCGGTGGCGGTGAAGCCATCAATGAACGACTTGAGCAGCTTGCCGCCATCCGCGCCGCGCACGCTGAGCGGGTTGCCGAGGATTGCCGTCCTGATTGCAGCAGCACCGGGCACCGCGGCATCAAACGAGACGCCAACAGGCGCCGCCCGTGTCAGGCTGGTCGCTTCAAACTCGGCCTCGTAGTTCGCAATGTCGATCAGGTCGAGGTTCAGCTTGTCGCTGTAGCGGTTGAAGATGCCCAGCAGCAGGCTATCCACCTCGTTCAGCAGCCACTCCAACCGAGCAACGGTGTAATCCGTCAGATCGGTCCGAGTCAGTCGCTCACGAATCGAGCGGTCAATCTCCTTGAGGAAAGGCCCGAACTTCGCGACCTCCCCCGACTTCAGTTGCTCGAGGAAAACGGCGTGGCGAATCGTGGCATCAAGGATTGCTTGGTTTGCCGCCATTCGGGATTACCTCGGTGTCGTCCAGAGCAAGCCCAGGGCCTTCTGTTTCCAGCTCGTCGCGGATCTGGTCGTCGGTCTTCTCGGGATCGATAACCCCGCGATCGCGCAGGTACTGCCAGAAGTCGCCCGCCGGCAACTTGCCGCCCTGCACTGCATTGAACAGTGCGGATAGGATCGTTGCGTCCAGGGTGATCTGGCTGAAGTCCTGATTGAGTTTGTAGAGGGTTTCGCCGGGAGCATTCACGAACTCAGCCATCCAGACCAGGCATTGGCTGTAGGCCTCGCTGACGTTACTCACGACCAGAGACAGAACGCTGTGCTCCGCAGCGCTGTCGTTGTCGGCCTGGGTCGCGGTCTTCACCGCGCTACCTCGCTCGATCAGTCGGGCGCCGAGCGACACCATGTCCTCTTTCTTGCTGTCCATGGCCTCTTTGGCCACCGTGTTGGGTTGAGCCTGCCAGACGCCGCAGGTGCCGCTGACAGGAAGCAACCAAGGGGCACGGGAGCCGAGGAAGATGCCGCCCTTCTCCATGTGGTCACGCCACTGCTCATCCAACCCTGCCATCCACGGCTGAGGTTGGCCCACCAGGTAGGCCGCCTCTTCGTAGTCCGCACTGTTTCGGTAATGGCCGATGTTGACTTCAGCCATGTCGTACAGCGGTGAATCGTCGATGCTGGTGTCGTTGTTCTCGCTGCCCAGGAACTGAAACGGGATGACTCTCCAAGGCTGACCGAGACCATTCAGCGGAGTGAAGGGCGCGATGGTCATTGCTGTTTCGCTGGAGCCCTCCTCCCACACTTCCTGCGTGTAGACGCCGGCGGCATCTAGGCGCAGCACTCGGAATTGAACGACCTGCTCGCTACCGAAACCATCGTCAGTGTCGACGTCGACCGTCTCGCGAAGCACGACAAGGCACAGCAGATGCTGGCCGCCGACTTGGCGAGTCTTCCAATTGATGATGGCCTCGGCTGGGTAGCTGGCGACGTTCGCCCGAGCCCGACCCGCTTGTTCGTCTGCCTTGCTCACCGAGCCGGCCACGACAGCCGCGTAATCCACCAACAGCCCGTGACGGCCGACTTCGAGCAGATGACCGATGACCGATTGCGACTGCTGGTAGATGCTCACGCCCTGCCCATCGATGTCCTTCGACACGTAGTCGAGGGCGCCGGGAACGGTCAGCGTCGGCCAGGTGCGGAACACCGCCCCCACCAGACTGTGTTTCGTCCGGCCCGTTGCGTTGTAGAACACGGCGCGCTTCTTGTACGCGTCGTAACGATCCTTGTTGTCCTTGCTGGTGTCCGTGGCATTCGGTCGAGGCAGGTACTGATCCCCGGCAGCCTTAATGGTTTCCGAGCCTTTGCAGACGTCGCGCACCAAGCGCCAGCGGTATCGCGCCGCTGTGTACTCAGGGCGAGTAAAAGTGACGTCCGTCATCGGGCGACTCCCATTTTCATTGAGGTGACCGGTTTAACAATCGGGTACTCGCGATGGATGAAGTAACCGCCGCCATCGTTGGCGTGGTCATTGCCTTGGCTCTTGTCCGGCTCACCGTTGGGCGCCCAGATCTGCTGCTCAAGGCCGTCGGCATAGGTCGGGCATGTGAACGGGTTGACCAGGTATCGCCGTTCGCCCTGCGCATTGCAAAACATGGCGTTCATGGCGTTGATCCGGTCCTTAACTGGCGGGTTGGCAGCCGGCGCGATGACCGCGAAGCCTGCCTGTTTGAGCATGGCGATATCGGTAACGCTGGCATTGACCGACTTGCGTGAATCACCGGAGGCGTCCGGGTAAACCCGGATTTCGCAGGTCTTCTCAAAGTCGTTGCCGTTGTGGCGCCAGTAGCGTTCCTTGATGCGGCGGATCATGTCCGGTGTGTCGTAGCCATCCATCAGCTCATCGACCGCGCGGGGAAGACCCTGCTCCCGTTTGACGTGAGTGATCGCCGCCATCTTGCCGACGTTGAAGTCCATGCCGATGAACAGAGGCTCACCCGGCTGCACAGTGTCGAAACACTGATTCAGCTTGCGGTCATACGTGTGGTAGATCGAGCCGGACGTCAGGTTGACGAACTGGCCGTTCAGGTAGGCGAGGATCAGCTGCGGCGGATACGACTCCATCAACGATTCGATGTAGTCGCCTGGCAGATTCAGCTCGTTGTCGAACGTGCTCGCCTGCACCAGGCCGTACATCTCATTCAGCTTCGGCTTGTCGCGCAGCTGCTTCACGAACTGGAGGAAGACGAACTTGAAGCCTTCCGGCGTCGTGGTTACGTCAACCCCGTTCTTCAGTCCGGGCAGGTTGTAACGCATCCGGGCAATGATCTTGCGCCAGGCCTGCTGCGCCTTGATCGACGTCAGCACGTCCAGCTCATCCACCAGGGCGTGGCCGATCTTGAAGCCGACGATGGTCTGCGGCTTCTCCATCGACCGGCAAATCACAGTGCCGCGATACTGCCGGCCGCTGTAAATATGAACTTCATGGTTCGCCTGGTTGATCTTGGTCTTCAGCCCCCAGTCATAGGCCACCTCCTCCACTGTCGGATAGAAGATGTCCCGAATCTGCGGGTAAGTCGGTGCGAAGTAGCCAGCGTTGACACCGGGCCACTCCATGAAGTGCTTGCACAGCGCCGAGCATCCCACCCAGGTCTTTCCTGAGCCGAACCCTGCAACGAATGCGCGAAATTTGTGAGGCAGTGTGAGGAAGTGAGCCTGCGGAACGTTAAGGCTCGGCATTCGGCTTCCTCGCATCCACTACATCGACCTGGATGCGGGTCGGGATTGCTGGCTCGTCGTCAGGCTCGTCTTTCCGGTTCCGGTTGACGTACATGTCGCCGGTTTCTTTCGCGGCCTGCTCCAGAATCTGCATGGCCAGGCCGATGTTCTTCATCGTCTCGGCCCGCTCCACAAACCGATTCATAGCGCGGAGTCGGAACGCACGGTTGGCGATAGGGATCTCAGCCGTCTCTTCGCGGAAGCGCTTGCGGGTGTCGTGGAACAGCGTCACCCACTTCTTTGCCAAATCTCTCCCGGCACGTTTGGTCGGGTCTTGGGCTTCACACTGCTGACGGGTAACCTCAATGCCGAATTCTTCACGGACGGCCGCTGCAACCTGCGAAGGAGTGTCGAAACACGCCAAGGCCTGAACCATGAAGCCTTTCACCTCATTGTTCAGGGCTGCCATAGGGTAAATTCCGTCTTAGGTCTGTCAGGGGTCAGGCCGATCTGAGCAGACAGGTTCCGCAGGCCCTCGATATGTTCAATTTCCC